GAAAACCCGTTCAGTCAGTATTCGAATGACCGCTGGGGCGATATGTATTGGGGCCATGAACGTGGCTGGACATTCGAACTGACGGCGGGGCAGACGTTCAACATCTCGGCGGGCCACACAACTTGGCCGGCAGACGGCGGCGACATCCCGTCTGTGTTGCAGTCTACGGTCGAAGGTACGAAGGCCACGCTAGATGTCACCGCGTCGATATCCTACATGCGTAACTACCGGCAGTTCATCTGGAATGACATTGAGTTCCTGGCGGATGGTATCAGCACTTCTGCTGCTCGATGGTCGATGGAAAACTGCATGTTTAACCGCTGCACGTTCGATGGCTATCCTAGCGGCACATTGACGATTGAGGGTTGTCACTTCAATTCGTGCAAGTTTATCGACGTGGGATCGACTGACGGGCTAAAACAGGCCATCTCCGTCAATGATCGTCAGACCAATTCGTTCAATCACTGCATGTTCTACAACACTGGAAGTATCTACGCCGCCGCAACAGACCGGATGCGCATGGCAGTGACCGGGTGTGTCTTCGTTTCCCCTACGGGCGAGGCCATCAATCTGAGTATCAACACCAGCACAAGCACGAACGAAGACTATTTGCAGGATTTTCTTATCATTGGGAATACGTTCTTTGACGTCGCTACAGACGCGATCAAGGTGCGCCAAGCCCCATCGACGGGCGTGCGCGCAATGTCGATCTGCATCGTGATGAACAACATCTTCTCGAATTGCGGCGGTTACGCGGTCAATTTCTTTAGTTCGGCGGTCAGCGATATTCGGTCAATGACGTTCCTGAATAATCTGTTCTACAGCAACACCAGCGGGAACTACTCGACGGCGGGATACGCCGGGATGGGGGACGTTCTGGGTGACCCGCTGTTTACGTCAACGACCTCCGGCAGCGAAGACCTTACGCTTGGCACTGGAAGCCCTGCCATTGACGCTGGCCTCGAAGCTCCGACGGTGCTATAATCATGGCACTAGCAATTGGCGCAAGGCAACCTGACGGACAAGACATAGGGGCACGTCAGACTTCAGTTGTCAGCGCGATCACACTGACTCTCAGCAGCTTAAGCGCGACGTCACAGATTGATCAGATTACGATCGGGCAGATCCACGCCCTCATAGCTGACGGTTTGGCCGCCACGTCTTCGGTCGAGCAGCTCACGATCGGGCAGGCCCACGCTCTCATAGCCGACAATTTGGCCGCTGCATCTTCGGTTGAGCAGCTCATAATCGGACAGACCCATGCGCTAACGGTCGACAGTCTGATCGCCGTGCCCTCGAATGGGCAGCTTGTGATCACACAGCTCCATGGCTTCACGCTCGATGATCTTGGCGCGTTGTCATATATCGATCCTCTCGTTTTGAATGTATTTGAGGCGGCACGTGTTGTCTTAATGCGTTCAGGAACTACTTCAGCTGCGTTCGCTGATGATGGATCGAACTACGCAGTTATAGATGGCGATGGTGCAAACTGCGCAACGATCATAAATGATGGGACGACAGAGGCTTAATCATGGCATTCGACTTTTACCTTACAGAGAACGACATTGGCCCTTCCATGCAATCTGTGTTGAAGGATGAGGCAGATGAGCCTTACAATCTGACTGGCATCGCAGTCTCATTCAACGGTCGAAAACCGGATGGCACAGCTTTTACGAAGTCGGTGACGATAACCGACCAAGAAGCAGGCGTTGTGCAGGTCGATTGGGAAGCTTCAGACACCGCGCTCTCAGGAGTTATGAAATTTCAGTTCGAGCTGGATAACGGTGAAACGGTGCCTAACGACCGGCACTATAAAGTATATATCCACCCAGAGGTGTAGGCAAATGTCACTCATCAGAAAACAAAAGCAGTCCTACCGCAGAGCCGTCAAGTTGATCGAAGGTCCTGCGGTAGAGCCAGTGCAGCTTGAGGATCTGAAAATCCATTTGCGCATTGACGACAAAACGGAAGATGATGTCCTCGTCGGCGCGATCGCTCAGGCCCGTGAGATGATCGAAGAGTATCTCAATCTCGCTATGATTACGCAGACGTGGCTCGTCTCGTATGATCAGTGGCCTATCGCTGATGCACAAATCATCGACGGACGGCCGATCTACGATGTCAACCAGCAGCCAGACTTTGTGGAACTTCCTCGCTTCCCACTGGCGTCTGTCACCTCTGTGATCACATACGCTGCAGACAGCACACCAACCTCAGCCGTGGTTGACGATGTCTTCGACGTTGACACGTACAGTACGCCGGGCCGCATGGCTCTCCAGAGCGGGCAGACGTGGCCAACGCTAGGGCGGAAAACGAACGCAATCGAAATCCAGTATGAAGCTGGATACGGTGCCATCGAAACGGCGGTCCCTCCACTTCTACGTCGGTGCGTGATGAATGTGGCTGCATATCTTTACGAACACCGTGGGGATTGTGGATCCACTGTGTCCATCCTACAAGGAAGTGGAGTATCATCAGCCGTGAACCAATATAAGATTAGGCGGATCTGATGAATACGTTTATAGCCGAGTTGGATGACCTCAATTGGGTCGAAGTGCTAGACGGGAAATCCGCTATCCACCTAGACATCGTCGCAGCGAGTCAGTCTATTCTGGTCCACCTCAGCGAGTCAAGTGAACCACCTGAACTCGACGCCGTTGCATTTCCTGTCCGCCCATGGACAAACGGTTTCGATTGGCAGAGCAGTGGTTTCGGGCCGAACCAACGTATTTGGGCGAGAATGCAAAACGGCCAGGGCGCCGTTATCGTAGCGAGGTAGACACGAATGGGACGACAGCTATACAACATTGCTGCTGGCGATGCTGGCGATGCTGGCGGTGGTTCTGGTACAGATGCTTTCGGTCGGTCCCGTGTCAGTCAGCCGGTGACGGTGTTTGACAGCCAGTGTGAATACGATAAGCAGCCGCTGCTGTGGGTTGAGAAGGTCTCGGGAACTTCATCCGCTACACACAGGCCGTTTCAAAGCGCTGTAGACTTGGAGCTTGGCACTGGTGACGGAGATCTGATGATCCGCCAGACGCGTGCGTATTTCAGATACCAGCCTGGTAAATCGCAGCTGACTCTCATGACGTTTGTGATGGGTGAAGTGCAGGCCGGCACGCAGAAGCTGATCGGTTACGGTGATGACAAGAATGGTGTGTTCCTAGGTCAAGATGGCGGTGGCGCGTTCGTTCTACTTCGGTCGAATGTAACCGGCACACCGAGCGACGCGAGGAAGATCTACCAATCCGAGTGGAACGTAGACGTGATGGACGGTGCCGGACTGTCTAATCTCACAGCCGACTGGACTAAGTCGCAGATCCTCTCCATCGATTTGGAGTGGCTCGGCGTTGGCCGTGTGCGCGTAGGTCTTAACATCGATGGGATCACATATCCCGTACACGAGTTTTTGAACGCCAACGTCCAGACGACCACGTACATGACTACGGCCAACTTGCCATGTCGGTATGAGATACGCAACACCTCTGCCGTAGCCGCCGCACCTACGTTGAAGCAGATCTGTACGACGGTCGTCTCTGAGGGCGGACAGCAGGAAACCCTGGCCTATCCGTTCAGCGCTGAGTCGCTTGACATCACCATGCCTAGCGGTGTGGGTAATGCCATCTGCGTCTTTGCAGCGCGGCATTCACTGCTATTCAACGGCCTCGAAAACCGATCGCAGTTCAGCCCATCGCAGTATGAGGTCGCTGCCACAAGCGGCACTGTGATCTCAAGGGTCCTGTATAATCCGACGCTGGTCGGTGGAACGTGGGGAGTCACCAACTCACAATCATCAATCGAAGGTGCTATCGATGTCGGCACAGGTTTCTCTGGCGGTATCTACACTGGAACTAGCATCATATCTTCTGGCCAAGCGAAGAACTCACAAGCCGTCTTCGGCAAAACTGTCACCGCACGCCTTCCATTTGGACTCGACATAGATGGGGCAAATCCAGTTACGCTTGCGTTGATTGCCTATGCGACCGGTAACAACGTGACTGCCAGCTTCGCATTTCAATGGGATGAGTTACGATGACCAAATGCTGCGACATCACTGCTGGGATACTGAAGACCAGCATCGAAATCCAGAAACAAGATCGGACGTCTGATGGGTCAGGCGGATACATCTCAACTTGGTCAGCGCGTGCGCAAACTCCAAAGCGTGCGAAGGTGGAGTTCAAGAACGGCCGAGAGATCTGGAACGGAGAGAGGATCGAAGCGACGTCGTCATTCAAAATGACGATGCGGTTCAGTGCTGCAGTCACGGAAAGCGACCGCATCATTGTGAAAGGTCGGGCACACAACATCAGATCCATCAACAACATTGAGATGCAGGACCGGTGGATGATTATCCAATGTGATCTCGGCGTGGCTGTGTGATGGCAGAAGGTGTAAAAATCGAAGGGCTTCAGGAACTCAACATGGCACTTGGGTTGCTTGCACCAGAACTGGAAAAAGAGGTCTTACGGGATCTCAATACCTCCGGGATCACAATGCAATCTGATATCCAGAGTGGATACAAAAATGGTCCTGCGACAGGTAATCAAAGACCTGACGGTTCTAGAGCGTCGGCTCCAGGTGAAGCTCCGATGACTGACACTGGGGAGCTAGCTTCCTACACCATGTTCGGCACTTCGACCGAAAAGAAACTTACAGTTGAAGTGAAAAACACCGCCGTCACCCAGAAGGGTGGCCACTTCTACGGCGCGTTGCTGGAATTTGGTTGGGGAAAAGAATGGCTAGCTCGACCGTTGTGGAGACCTGTTCGGGATAAAGAGGAACCGAAACTTTACAAGCGAGTCGTCGGGACGGTCAGGAACTTCGTTAGGAGAAAGAACAGATGAGACTCGGTGAGCTACAGACAGCTATGTTCGAAACCCTCAGTGGGGATCCAAACGTCTCCGGATTGGCTGTAGCAGTCTATTCGGATCCACAGCAGCAGCCAAATCCGGAGGACGATGCGGCGTTTCCGTATATCACATTCGGAGAAGACTCGTTCGTGCCTTGGGATACGAAGACAGATTTTGGCGCCCAGGTGACGTGTCAAATCGATATCTATTCGAGGGAACACAACTTCACAAAACTAAAAGCCCTGACCGGCTACGTGTACGATGCTCTTCACCATCAACCTCTAACGATCGTCGGCGCCGACCACACGCTTACAACTTGTGAGAGCGCTAACGTATCCCGCTCACCGGATGGCACCACAAAGCGGTGTTTGATGTCTTTCAGGGTGCTTTACGACAACATATCCTAAAACAGAAGTTTACTACAGACCGCAACAGGCGTACTGTGTCGCCACAAATGACACTGCACACCCAACCCAACCTAAGGGGAAACGACTATGGCTGATAAGGGCCGCGCATTCATCATCAACAAGGCTGCATCACCGATCGCCGGTTGCCAGTCTGACAGCATGTCCGTTAACAACGCACCAGTCGACATCACCGACAAAGCTTCAAACGGTTGGCGTGAGCTTGCTGGCTTCGCCGGTACGCGTTCGATCGATCTCGCAATCAGCGGCGTCTGGAAAGATAAAACCGTTCGCGACCTCGCACTCGGTGCCGACTCCGCTCTTCTGCTGAGCGACGTCACTTTGGATTTCGCTGACGGCGGTTCGTTCTCTGCTGGTGACTGGTACCTCTCTTCTTACGAAGAAACTGGTGACCATGCAGGCGCCGTCACGTTCACAGGAACTCTCCTGTCATCTGGTGAAATCACCTACACCCCGGCAGTCTAATGGCACGCATTGAGATTGATTGGAAGGGTGAGAAGTACGTAATTCGTGAAGACCAGGCTTTCGCTGCGGCGGAAGCTTTGGAAGAGCATTTCACGATCAGCGATTTGGCGAAAGTTCAGACCGAGTTCAACGTGACAAAGATGTCCACGGCGTTCGCGGCATTGATCACATTTGCTGGCGGCCAAGCCACGAAAGAAGAGATCCGCCAAGCTGTGCTGGGTTCTGTGGCATCTGGAACGCAGATGGAAATCGCCTTCGTCCCAATCTTGGAAGCCTTCATGGCGGTCTTGTTTTCTGGTGCTCCTGCGGAGGGAGACAAACCGGCGGGAAAGCCTCCAAAGGCAAAGCCGAAGCCGAAGAAGAAAGCGAAAGCTTCGTAGATGCCTGCTATGTGATCGCGATAAACTCACTTGGTCTGCAGCCGAGTGAGTTTTGGAATATGAAGCCGAGACACTTTTGGCTCCTTCTCAATGCTAAGAACGGGCATGTGGCAGGGAAAAAACCGCGTGGCCTGACTGCAGATGAAGCGAACCATCTGCTGAACTGGATGGATAGGGTTGAAAATGGCACTGCCGGAACTTAAGATTGTCATCACGGCGGCTACGGACAAGCTCGATAAAGGGCTGACGGCCACAAAAGCTTCGATGGCCAAATTCGCAGACTTTGCCAAGAAAGCCATGAAGATCGTGTCCGCTGCCATCGCAGCAGATGCCGCCGCTCTTGTGATCTTGACGAAGAGGTCATTCTCCACCATCGATGCACAGGCGAAGC